CACTCACTGTGTGATGGATTATCTGGACACGCTAGAGAGGGCCGCAGCGGCAGGCCAGGCGATGCCGTGGGAATCCCCGGTTGTTAAGGACCAATACCGTTTGTCGGAGTGGATCGCCTCAAACCTGCGTCAAAGTTGAGTCAAAGTTGCTTCGAGTCAGACAACCGAAAATTGCCCCTTTTCGGTTTTTCCGGAGACAGGTAAAAAGTCCCCACGATATGGAATTTGCGCCTTGGCGCTGACCTCGCACGTGCTGTGCAGCTTCACCCGGCCTTCCCTGAGCCGGTCACCTAACCCCGCTTCGGCGGGGTTTTTATTTTCGGCGTATGGCGCAACCCATAAGGACAGAACATGACGAATGAACAGCAGGCGCTGGCTGAAATGCCGATCTGGTTGGTGATCCTCTTGGCCTTGGTTGGTGGTGTTTCGGGTGAAATGTGGCGGGCCGATAAAGACGGCGCGCGCGGTTGGGCATTGTTGCGGCGCTTGGCTCTGCGGTCTGGTGCCTGCATCGTCTGCGGTGTGTCGGCAATGATGCTGATGATTGGAGCAGGCATGTCGGTCTGGACGGCAGGTGCGATTGGTTGCCTGACCGCGATGGCCGGCGCTGATGTGGCGATTGGGCTGTATGAGCGCTGGGTCGCGAAGCGGCTCGGTGTCAGCGAGGCTCCTGCCGATGTCCAGTCCGAACGATGATCGACGAGGCAGCAGCACTGAGCGTGGTTATGGGTACAAGTGGCAGAAGTCTCGTGATGGGCATCTTCGTCAGCATCCCTACTGCACCATGTGTTCGACCGATCAACGACCGATAGCTGCCACTGTCGTTGACCACAAGATTGCGCCGAAGCTGAAGGACGCCAAGGACAGTGGTGATCCTGCTCGCATCAAGGCTGCATGGAAGTTGTTCTGGAACCCCAAGAACTGGGCGAGCCTGTGCAAGTTCTGTCATGACTCGACCAAGCAACGGATGGAGAAGAGCGGTCGGCTCCCTGGCTGTCAGGCCGACGGCCGGCCAGTCGATCCGGGGCACCACTGGAACCGATGATCAGCCGCCTCCGGCGCACCAAAAAATGGCACCACCCCGAGGGTAGGGGGGGTGAAAAACTTCGTTCGGATTCTCTTCTAGACCGCTCGCCCCCCTCGCTTCGCAAAGTCGGGAAAAATGAGGGAGGGGGGGTATCACCAGGCAGGGGGTTATTTATGGCCGGAAATGGAAACTCGGGTCGCCCCGGAATGCCGGCGGCGCTCAAACTTTTGCAAGGAAACAAGGGCCGGGAAAATCGTGATGATCTTCTCGCAGAGGTAGCGAGGCCGGCCGTACCGGTGGGCGCGCCGCCACGGCCCGATGTCTTATCCGCTGAAGCGATCGCCGAGTGGGACGAATTGGTCCCGGCGCTGATCTCCCTTGGCATCGTTTCACAGTTGGATTCGATGGCGCTGGCCACCTACTGCCAGGCCGTAGCCGATTGGCGGCGCTACCAGCGGCTGATCACCAAGCGCAATGCAGCATCCGATGACGAATTGGGTGGCGATATCCAGACCTTCAAGACCGGTGCGCAACAGATGCACGTCCTTCGGCAACTCGCGAACGACGCGGAGAAGCGTGCCAACGCTGCCGGCGCCCAGTTCGGCATGTCGCCAATGTCCAGGCGCAACCTGAAAACTGCCCCGGCACCGCAAGGTGATCTATTCCCAAATGACCAACGAGACGCCGCAGACAAGTACTTCAGCTGACGACCGAGTTACCAGCTTTGCCAATGCCGTCCTGGCAGGCGAAATCATCGCTGGCCCCAATGTTCGTAACGCTTGTAAACGCCACCTTCGGGATCTTGAGCACGGCCCGTCTCGTGGTTTGATCTGGGATCTTGAGCGCGTCGACCGCGCCATTGGCTTCTTCGAAGATGTCCTTTGCCTCAACGGGGGCGACTACGAAGGCATGCCCTTCATGCTCGCGCCATGGCAAGCCTTTGTAGTTGGTAGTTTGTTCGGCTGGATGACAGTTGACGGTTATCGCCGATTCCGACTCGGCTATATCGAGACAGGAAAAGGCTCGGGCAAAAGTCCCCTGGTCGCCGGCATTGGCCTTTATGGGTTGGTGGCGGACGGCGAACAGCGCGCCGAAATCTACGCGGCTGCTACCAAGCGCGACCAGGCCATGATCCTATTCCGTGACGCCGTATCGATGGTCGACATGTCGAGGAAACTTTGCTCGCGACTTGTGCAGTCTGGTCGCGATGAAAAAGTCTGGAACCTGTTCTACCCGAACACAAACTCCTTTTTCCGGCCCATCAGCGCCGACGAAGGCAAGTCCGGTCCAAGGCCGCATATTGGTTTGCTCGACGAGCTGCACGAGCATAAGAGCGCTTCCACCGTAAACATGATGCGCGCTGGTACCAAGAACCGCCGCAAAGCCATGGTCGTGATGATCACCAACAGCGGCTCCGACAAGAAGACTGTCTGCGGTCAGTACCACGATCTTGGCGTTCGGATCTGCGCAGCCATCGAAGATGATGACAGCTTCTTCGCGTTCATCTGCTCGTTGGATGAAGGCGATGACCCGTTCAAAGACGAGGCCTGCTGGCCCAAGGTCAACCCCTCGCTGGACTACATCGCCGAAGGGCAGAGCGACGGCATCCCCGGTCGCAAGTACTTGCGTGAGCAGGTCCAGTCGGCCCGAGGGTTGCCGGCTCAAGAGTCGGTGGTGCGCCGTCTCAACTTCTGCGAGTGGACACAAGCCGATGCCCCGTGGATTTCTTGGGGCGTTTGGAAGCAAGCCGAAGAGCGCGTGCCAATGCGGCTACTGCGCAACCGCCGATGCGTCGGCGGGCTCGATCTCGCCAGCACCACGGACTTGACCGCATTCGTCCTGATCTTCTGGCCCGCCCCGCACGATCCGCACTGGCGTCTGCTGCCGTACTTCTGGATCCCGGACGACGACCTTCAAGGGCGCGAGGATCGCGACAAGGTGCCCTACGCCATGTGGTTTAAAGATGGGCACCTTGAAACGACCCCGGGCCGGGCCATCAGCAAGCTGCATGTGTTGCGTCGCCTGGTCACGATCTGTGCGTACTTCGACGTCGAGCGCATCGCTTATGACCGGTGGCGCATTGAAGACCTGCTGCAGCTGATGTCCGAATACGACATCTCGCTGCCGGAAATGGTGGGCTTCGGCCAGGGCTACAAGGACATGGGGCCGGCAGTCGATGAGTTCGAGCGCCGTCTGCTGGGGCTGGCCCCTGAGCAGGACGTGATCGATCTCGATCCTGCTGACTGGGAGGTCGTCGAAAGCGAGACAGTTGAAACCCTGCGTCACGACGGCAACCCGGTAATGACCTGGTGCGCCGGCAACGCGGTGATTGTTTCCGATCCAGCCAACAACCGTAAGGCCGACAAGGCCAAGGCGACGGGCCGGATCGACGGCATCGTCGCATCCATAATGGCCGTCGGCATCAGCAGCAAGGCAGCTGGGCCGAGCGGTAAATCCATCTACGACGAAGGGGCGGGTATATGAAATTGGTCATCCTTTCATGGTTGGCCGGTCTGCTGGGCTTTGGGCTGGCGGTGTGCGGCGTGGCAATGATCAGCCCGCCGACCGCCTGCATCTTCGCTGGGCTCGGCTTGATGGCCTGGTCATTCCTCGCCGATCGCGCATCTGCTGCACTGAAAGCCAAATCCAAACCCCAAGGAGGTTGAGCATGTTCTTTTCAAGCGTGCTCGGCGAAGGGCGCGGCAACCTGACCGAGACGGGTAGCGGGTTCTGGCGTGGTCTGATTGGAAGCGGTCGTAACAGCTCGGGCGTGAAGGTCACGCCCGAATCAGCATTAGGCCTCCCCATCCTGCAGAACTGCGTCACGCTTTTGGCCGAGACCATCGGGCAACTGCCTTGCGAGATGTACAAGCGCATGGATAACGGCCAGCGAGAAGCGGCCATCAATCACCCGGCCTATGACGTTCTGCGGTATCAGCCTAACGGCTTTCAAACGCCTTACGAATACCGTGAGTGCACCCAGGGCGCTGCGGGTTTGCGAGGCAACGCTTACAGCTTTATCGACCGCCGAGACGACGGCAACATCAGCGCACTATGGCCGCTGTGTAACGACAAGGTCCAGGTGTTGAAGGGCGGCGACATGTTGCCGTACTACCGGATCGGCGGCGGTGAAGCGCTGCCGATGCGCATGATCCATCACGTTCGATGGTTCAGCACCAACCACTATGTTGGGCTGTCGCCGATTGAGGTGCATGCCGAGTCGATAGGGTTGGCGCAAGCCGTGCGGCAGTACACCGGCAAAAGCTTCGCCAATGGCGTGACCGTCTCCGGTGTGATCGAGCGACCACGCGAAGCTCCGGCGATCAAGGATCAGGGCAGCATCGACAAAATCGTTGATCAGTGGGGGCAGAAGTTCGGCGGCATGGACAACGCCAAGAAGGTCGCTCTGTTGCAAGAGGGCATGACCTTCAAGCCCGTGTCGATGAACAACGTCGACGCCGAGGTACTGGGCATCCTCAAAACCAGCGGCACTGATATCGCCCGGATCTACAAAATCCCGCTGCCCATGGTCAACGACCTGGAGAAGTCCAACTACAACACCCTTGAACAATTGATGATCCAGTTCGTGGTGTTCGCCTTGTTGCCCTGGGTCAAGCGTCACGAACAATCAATGATGCGCGACTTCCTGTTGCCTGCTGACCGGCGTAACTACTTCATTGAGTTCAACCTGTCCGGCCTGCTGCGCGGTGACCAGAAGAGTCGGTACGAAGCGTATGCCATCGGCCGGCAATGGGGTTGGCTCAGCGTCAACGACATCCGTCGGTTGGAAAACATGCCTCCCGTTCAGGGTGGCGATGTCTACCTGCAACCCTTGAATATGGTGGGTGCTGGTAAAGGCGCCCCTGACCTGACCTGACCAACCCAACCGTGCGAGCCAACCTAGAGCTTCAGCACGCTGAAATCGAGAGGATGCTGGCGCAATGAAAAACTACCTGCGAGCCTCCAGCCTGCTGTTTAATCAGCCGCTGCTGGTGACGCCTGACATGTTGGACCTCGGCGTTCGCTGGGCCAATCAGGCAATGAGCTTAAACATCGTCAACATCGGCGCTCTGGACGGCGCCAAGCTGTGGTCTGATGACGGCATGGACCGTATCGCCCAGCGTGAAGAAGAACGCCGTACGGCGATCGCACGCACCGGTATCGAGGTGATTCCGGTCAGCGGCGTGCTGGTCAGTCGCGGCAGTCACGTCAGCATGTGCGAGACGATGACCAGTTATGAGTCGTTGCGGGTCCAGATTCGCAACGCGGTCGCGGATCCGATGGTCGAGCGGATCGTGCTGGACATCGACAGCCCCGGTGGCTCTGCCGTCGGCGCGTTCGAACTGGCCGCCGATATCCGCGCCATGGCTCAGCAGAAGCCCATCACCGGCATCGTCAACTTCATGGCCTACAGCGGCGGCTACCTGATCGGCGCAGCCTGTAGCGAGCTGGTGGTGAGCCAGACGAGTGGCGTCGGCTCAATCGGCGTCATCGCCAGCCACATGGACCGCTCCAAGATGGAGGAGGGTATGGGCGTGAAGGTCACTACCGTCTATGCCGGTGCGCACAAAAACGACATGAGCCCTCATGAACCTTTGAGCGAGCAGTCGCTGAAGTACTTGAACGATGTTGTCCAGGAGAGCTATCAGCTTTTCACCAGCGCCGTGGCCGAGTATCGCGGGTTGTCGGTCCAGCAGGTTATGGCCACCGAGGCCGGTTTGTTTCGAGGCCAACAAGGTATCAACGCCGGCCTCGCTGATCGTCTGCAAAGCCCGCAACAAGCCGTAGATGACCTGTCTCATTCGGTTGCACTGAGCCGATCCAACAGGCAGCCCGGCCGCTTGGCGGTCCGTGCAGCAGCCCTGAATTTTCAAACACTGATCTGACCGCGTTCGCGGCAGTCGTCGAAGCCCGCCCTGTGCGGGTTTTTTAATGCCCAGGAGGCACCATGTCCCTTGTACTTCAAATGCGTAGCGAACGCGCCCAGCTGGTGACTCAGGTCCAGGCGTTGGCCCAGATCGAGGCCGGCGGTGCTAGCCTCACGGTCGAGCAGCTCTCGCAGTTCGCGCAGCTGGAAACTCAGATCAACGAAATGACCGCGAAGATTACTCGCGCCGAAAGCGCCGAGCGTATCGCGGCAGCAGCAGCGGTGCCTGTAGAGGAAAGTGCGCAGGGCAACAAAGGCTCACCCACCCATATCAGCACTCACAGCGAACCAACTAAGCCAGGTGTGGCGATGGCGCAGATGGTGCGCCTTATGGTCCAGGCTGGCGGTAATCAGCAAGTCGCTGCTGAAATGGCCAAGACGGGCGGTTACGGTGCCGACGTTCACATGGCGCTGTCTACTGTTACCCCGGGTTCGGGTGGTGTGCTGGTACCGGAAAATTTCAGTACCAGCGTCATCGAATCGCTGCGGCCAAAATCCGTGGTGCGCAAGATGGGCGCAATCAGTCTGCCGTTGAATAACGGCAACCTGACCATGCCCCGTGTGCTGGGCAATACTCAGGTGACCTACCTGGGCACCGAGGAAGACATTGCGATCACCGATATGCAGTTCGGTGACCTTAAGCTTTCTGCGAAGAAGGCCGCTGCGATAGTGCCAATCTCCAATGACCTGTTGGCGTATGCAGGCGTCAACCCGCGCATCGACTCCCAGGTCAGCAGTGATCTGGCGGTCAGCATGGGCTTATCGGAAGATCTTCACTTCATCCGCGGTGCTGGCACTGGGTCACTTCCGAAGGGCCTGCGCTACTGGGCCCTGCCTGGGAACGTGATGGGGGCGCCTGCCGGCGCAACGCTCGCCATTGTTGACCTGTACCTGGGCGGAATGATGCTGCGTCTGGAGGGGGCCAACGTGGACCTGGCGGGCTGTGGCTGGATCATGGCGCCTCGCACCATCCGCTGGCTGCAATCGCTGCGCGACGGCAACGGCAACAAGGCTTATCCGGAAATCGACGCTGGCATGTTGAAGGGCTACCCAGTGGCTCTGACCACCCAGGTGCCTGTCAACCTGGGCGTCGGCGGTAACGAGTCTGAGATCTACTTCGTGAACTTCGCTGACTGCTACATCGGCGAAGACACCACGTTGGCAATTGCGATCAGTACTGAGGCGTCCTACAAGGACGGCGCCGGTAACACGGTGAGCGCGTTCCAGCGCGACCAGACCCTTGTCCGCGTGATCAGCAAGCACGACTTCGGCCCGCGTCACGTCGAGTCGATCTCCGTGGGTACCGGCATCACTTGGGGCGCCGGTATGTAATCCCCCTGGCCCTGCTCAAATGCGGGGCCAACTACATGGGCAGGCAATATTATGGCTTCTATGTTAATCGTCACCTTCAAGAAAGAATGGCGCGGCTACGCAGTCGGCGAAACCGCTGGGTTTGATTCTGATGCCGCCACTGCCCTGATTGAGTCGGGCCGTGCGAAGCTTTACGTTGAAAAGCCCTCCGCTGAAAAAGCGGTCAAGCCGCCGGCTGGCAAGACGGCTGCGGTCAAAGCACCTGCTGCGGTCAAAGCACCTGCTGCGAAACAGCCGCCGGCGCAGCAACAAGAAGAACAGCAGCAGGAGCAAGAGAAAGAGCAGCAGGAACAGCAGGAAAACGAAGAACTCGACGAGAAGCCGTAAGTCATGGCCCGTCGAATGGAGTACTTCGGTGATCCGGTCCTGACGCTCGACCAGGTGGCGTTTCAGTGCCGTGTTGAGCCGGAGGACATGGCGCCAGAGTTGATCGAGCAAATCATCATCCCTGGCGTCACCACTCAATGCGAGTCGAAAACGGGTGCTGCGATCCGGGGAGCCGTCTACGAAGAAGAGTGGCCCGCAGACCGGCAGAGTGGACATGCGCTCGATGTTGGCCAAGCGAGCGAGATTGTCTCGGTGTTCTCCCAGCAGGGAGACGGCAGTTGGGTCGAGCAACTCGGCCCCTTCGACCTGCGACAGGATCAGCGGGAAAGTTTCCTGCACTTCCCCGCAGTTCGGCCAGGCGGCCGTCTCCGAATCCGATACAAGGCTGGGCTCGATCTTGACCTCAACCCCGGTGTACGCAACTGGCTGTTGATGGCCGCGGCGACAATCTACCGACACCCGGAAATGTTCCTGGTGGGCCAGACGTTGGCGGAGCTACCTTCGGCGTTTCTTGACCACCTGGTGGCAGATATCACCGTTCCGCCGAGGTTCTGACTATGGCGATGCGCGAACCGAGCGCTGGGGAGCTGACCCGGCGTATCACCCTGAGGTTGAGGGCGGACATCCCGGCTTCGGACCAAGG